TTCGCTGACGAACGACGTCATCTCGATGGTGGTCTTGTCGGTCACCTCGGCGATGTCTCGCTCGACGTCCGGTGTCGAGATGCGCTCCGGCGTGTAGCCGTTGATCCGCATCACCTGATCGTTCTTCGACACGATGATCAGGCCGAGATCGATGCCGTTCTCCGTTCCCGTCACGCAGTCAGGCCCCGCGATGCCGCGCGGGATCACGGTGACGCGGTTGAGCGGGAACAGCGCCGGGTTGATCGGCTTGCCCCACACCTCGATGCTGTCGGGGCCGAGAAGGTAGAGCTGGTCGTTGAAATAAAGGCAGCGCAGCAGTCCGTCCGGCTTCGCCTCCGCCGTCACGAAATGCGCCGGATCGATGGTGGTGACGTTGATGCCGGACGAGTAGCAGCGCCCCGCTCCGGTGACGAAGAAGAAGAACCCGATGCCGAAGCAGACGTCTAGCACGGTGCCGGGCAGATCGACGTCGGGATAGGCGCTGACCGACGACGTCGTGAAGGTGAATGCGCCATTCGGCGGAGCCACCGCGACCTGATCGGGCGTGACGTTCTGGTTGAAGGCGAACCGCACCTTGCCGGTGCCGGGCAATGTGCCGACCAGCTGCAGCGGCCCACCCGCCGAGCTGTCGATCCGGTTCAGGATTTCGGTGTGCGCGATGTAGACCACGTTGGACTGCGAGATCGCCATGCCGCGAAAGTTGACCTCGGCTGACGTCGCCCACTCGGTGACGCCCGGTTGCCTGATCCACTTGATCAGGTCGCCGGTCTTTTCCACCATCGCGTTGATCAGACGCCCGTCGCCCTCCTGCGGCACCGTGCCGGGATTGGATGACGTTGGGAACTCGATCTTCATCAGAAATAATCCGGCTGCACCGGAGCGCCGACCGGCGCTGCGCGGTTGATCGAGCGCAGCCGGTTCTCCGGCGAAAATGGATGGGCCTCCGGCCCGAACATCCGCTCCATCTCCTCCACCGTCACGCTGAACCGCGAGCCGAGCTGCCGCGCCACCGCCTGCCCCAGCGCCACGATCAATTCGGTCGGTATCTGCTCTGTGTTGGTGACGGTGACGACGTTGCGCGCCGACAACTCCATCAGGATGCCGTCGAGCCGCTCGTCGACGGCTGCGTGTTCCTCCGCCGACGGCGGCGTCCCGTAGGACGTCACCTTCAGCTCGTCGAGGCAGGACCGGATCAGGTCATCGCGCGTCCCGTATGTCGCCACGCCTCACCCCTTCCTGCTTTTCCATGACCGGCTCGACCCTGAACCGCTTCTTCATGTTGGGCGTTTTCTTCACGATCTGATCCAGCACCAGCCGCTCCTCCGCGCCCCTCGCGCTGTCGGGATCGATCAGCACCGCCTTGTCCTTGTCGAACCGGACGTGACCCCAGTAGGTGAACGACGGCCCCGGCACCGGTCGCTTGATTTCGTTGCCGTCCCGGTCGGTGATGATCTCAAAATACGCCTCGTCCTCGCCAAGCCATGTCGCCATCAGCTTTGTCATCGTGTTCCCTCGTTTTGAAAATCCCTCTCCCGTTTCCGGGAGAGGGCAGTCTGCTGTCAGTCTCGGTAATTACGTCGCGGATGCCGCGTAGAAGCCGGTCACCACGCCCCACTGCTTGAGGGCGGTGCCTGCCTTCGGATGCTTCTTGAAGGTCTTGCCGACGCCGTAGCACATCTCAACGCCTGCGCCGACGTTGAACTGGTAGTCATCTTCCTTGAGGAAGGTCGGCTTCGCCATCTGGCCCCACGCCATCGAGACGGCGTTCTGGCCGCACAGGAACACCGGATGCACCAGCACTGCGCCAGTGTTGGTCAGGATGGTGTTCCAGACGCCACCGACCCGAACCAGATCGTCGATCTCTGGGATTTCGCGGATGATGACGCCGTCGTACATCAGATCGCCGTCTTGGAAGATCGGATTGGTATCGACGTTGCGCTCACGCGCGTCGGCGTTCACCTGTTTCAGATCGGTCTTGAGATCGCGGAACGGCAGGCCGCCAGCGAAGCAGACAAAATACTCGCGCCCGTTCTCCAGCATGTAGGGCCGGATGCGCGGGTTGGCGTGCTTGGCTTGGAACTTGAGCAGCGACACCGCCGCAGCGTTGAACTTGTCGGCGGTGGCATCGATGGTGTCCAGCGCGGTGAGGAAGGTGGCGCTGTAGTTGCCCGTGGTCGCGCCGAACACGACGCGATCCGCATTGTCGGCATTGAACGTGTTTCGGTTGCCGACCGTCGACGACTGGAACAGGATGCCGTTGACGCGCTGACCGGCTGCTGAAGCAAGACCCGCAGGCGCTGCTTCGACCGGCAGTGCCATCAGCGCGGCGATGATCTCGTTGCGCTGCAGCTCCTTGCCCCAATCCGACAGCGATGGCTTGGCTTCGCCGAACACGTCGGCGCTGTCGATCTGGGTCTGGTACTTGTTGGTGCGAACGGCGTTGCGCGCGTAGTCCACCCAGACGCGGTAGCCGTAGTCGTCGAGCGCCTCTTCGGCTCCGGCGAGGGTGCCGGTGGAGACGCCAGCGCCGACCAGACGCGCGAGCAGCGGAATGTTGATCTGCTCGCCGCCCTTCTTGGTTTCCATCCGCAAGCGGATGATCGAGTTGCTCGCCTCGCCCATGTACGGCGAGAACGCATTCTCGCGAACGTATTCGCGGTTCACGTCCTTGACGTATTGAACCAGCTTATTGTTAGCCTGAACGGAGGTGACGGCCATGATGGCCTCCTGCTGTGACGCCGACGCGATGCGCGGCATCTGTTGATGCGATACTGGCTTCGGTTTCCGACCTCTATCGCGGGTCAGTCAGCGAGGCCGTCGATATCGCTCGACGAGCAGGCGGGGCCGGGATGTCGCTCCCGGCAGGCGAGTGGCTACTCTATCTGCGTTTGCGAGCCGGAGGAAGGCTTTCGCTGAACAGCTCCTCGTCGCTGGGCATGCCTCCCGCGCCGGGGCTGTATTCGGTCGGTGAGCCGGACGGCACCCGCGACAGCGACGGCGGTATCTGCGTCACGTTGTTCTGTCGTGGCGGCGCGGCACCGTTCTGCGGCGGCTGACCGGCGGCGTAGCTCCTCGCCGCCTCCACCGCGCGGGACAGGAACTGCGGATCGGCCAGACGCCGCGCGATCTCCTGCTCGACGTACTTGTCGGGATCGTCGCCGACCTTCGCCAAGGTCACGGCGCGCCGGTACCAGTTGACCATCGCCGAACCGGGATTTGGCGAGTTGACGATCAGCCGCGCGAAGCCGGGGTCACCCTGTGCCGCCTGCATGAAGGCCTGATAGGCGTGGTCGAACACCTCGCCATGCTGCAGCCGGTTGAGCTGGAGGTTGTTCTCAAGCTGAACGGTTCTAAGGTCGGAATTGAACTTGCCCTCCAGCGCCTGCCGGTAGCCCTGCGGATCGATCAGCGGGTCCGGCAGCTCAGCCGGGGCCTGCGGCCTCTCGTACTGCTCCATGCGCTGCTGCATCTGCCGCAACAGGTGGTCGCGCTCCTGTAGCTGTCGCGCCAGCGTCTCGCGCTGCTCGCGCTCCTCGCGCAGCCGCCACGACGGGACGTTGGCATCTTCCTGCTGCGGCTGCTGCGGAGGCACACCGGGCGCGGGGGGCTGTCCCGGCTGCGGTGTTGGCTGTGGCGGCGGTGCCGGTGGCTCGCCGGGCGGCGTCGGCGTCTGCTCTTCTGCCTTGCGGAAACGCCCGTGGATGTCGCGGCCTTCGACCTCCGGGTGCGGCGGTGGCGCTTCCGGTTTCGGCTCCGGCGCGGTGGCGTTTGAGAACAGCTCGCTGTCGCTGACGCCGACGTCTGGCGTCTCGGTTGTTTCAGCCATCAATCATCCCTCGTTAAGCTGTCGGCTTGAACTCCGCCTTTTCCATCTGCTCCGCCATCTCGGCATCCACCACCGTCTCCGGCGGCTTGTCGTACGGCTTGGCCTCCGCCTGCGCGGAGTAACCGCACGATGCGTTGGTGAACTGGTCAGCCAGCGACATCATCCACTGCGACAGCGTGGCGGCTTCAGGGTCAGCATTGCCGAGATACTTTGCGATGCGCCGGAAATTCTTCGCATCCTGCTCCAGCTTGTCCTTGCGGATGATCAAGCCGTGTTCGTCGCCCCAGTTCTTGAACGTGACGGTGGCGCGTGTCTGCGTCGGGCCGTCAGCGTCGATCCGTTCGATGTCACCGCTCATTTCTTTTTCTTCAGCTTCTTCGGCTTGTCGGGCGTCTCCTCGCCTTCGTCCTCATTGACGATACCGGCGAGCCAGTCCGACAGCTCGTTCCACTCCGGGTTCTGCCCCGCTGCGGCCTTCAGCGCCGCCGCGACTTGCTTCAGCTTCTCGATCTCCGCTGCGTTGAACTCGATGGCATATGTCGCTTCGTCGGCCATGGCTGTCTCCCTTGCACGGGGTAGGAATGCCGATTTTGTAGCACGTCTCCATACAATCTGCCGATCGACATCGTAAGTTGTTGATTTTGCTGCGTTTTATTCCTGTTGACGCATCCATTTATTATGGACTATGATGCTTTCACCGTAGCGATCCCGCTGCGGCCAACAAGGAGAACTACAATGTCCGTCTACACGAACACTGCGCGGTTCGACGGGACCGCTCGCCCTCTCACCGAAGATGAACTGTTTGCGCTGGCACCGTCGGTGTTCGCGACGACGGCGCATCACAGCCGCTCCGACAAGTTCAAGCCGATCCCGACCATCGAGGTCGTGCGCGGTTTGCAGAAGGAAGGCTTCTCGGTGGTCGGCGCTTCGCAGTCCGTCGCGCGCGTTGCTGATCGCAAGCCGTTCACCAAGCATCTGCTCCGCATCCGTCAGCTCGACGAGACGCGCAGCTTCAAGACCGGCGAGGTTGTTCCTGAAATCCTGCTCAAGAACGCCAACGACGGCACGGGTGCCTACGATCTGATGGCTGGCCTGTTTCGCATCGCCTGCCTCAACTCTCTGGTGTCGCTCGTCTCGGAGCTGTCCAGCTTCAAGGTGCGCCACACGGGCGACGTGTCGAGCAAGGTGATCGAAGGCACGTTCACCGTGATCGACGAGAGCCGCAAGGCACTCGCTGCGCCGGAGGCGTGGTCGCCGATCCAGCTGTCCGGCGAGGAGCAGACCATCTTCGCCAACGCCGCCCACCAAATCCGCTTCGGTGAGCAGGTGGAGGGCGAGGCCCCGGTGTCTGCCATCGAGCCGGTGCAGCTGCTGCAGCCGCGCCGCTGGGAGGACCGTTCGAATGATCTGTGGACAACCTTCAATCGGGTTCAGGAGAACGCGATCAAGGGTGGCCTGCAGGGGCGTCGGACCAACGACAACGGCATCGTGCGCCGCTCGACCACCCGCCAGATCAAGGGCGTCGACCAGAACGTCAACCTGAACAAGGCCTTGTTCGTTCTGGCGAACGCGATGGCGGAACTGAGGGGGGTGAAGATCGCCGCCTAAACCAAGGTATAAGTCGACGATACTAAAGAACCCGCTGGGAGCGACCCCGGCGGGTTCTCAGTTTTGGGCCATCCAAGGGGGTTAGAACGGCCCAACGGGGCGTCGACCTACTACATCTAGTGGGTCACCCCCGTCCACCTACTAGATGTAGTGGCTTGCCAACGGCAACTGGCCGGGCGTAGCCTCTAAATGCAAAGGGCGACCCGGTGTCGAGCCGGATCGCCCTAATCCAAGACCTTCGCTGCAACCGAAGGGTGGACTTGCTTCCCGGCAACATAGCACCTCGCCCGGCAGCATCAACACCCCCCGATAGCACCAAGGCCGCGCTGGAGTAGGGTTCGCCCCGACCGGAAGCGCGACAAAAACGTCCGGTCAGGACGGGTATCTAGAACCCGGCCATTCCCTGCTTGCTCCTGAGTTCTGTTCTTTCCGCCCTTCCGGGTGGACTGCGGAGCGTTGGCTGGCGACAGGCCCGGCCAATGGGGAGAGGGTAGGGAGTGGGGCCAAGAGGCTAGCCGAGAAGGGATTGGTAGTTGTTAAGGGATAGGGTGCGGTTCCATCTTTAATGGTTGACGGCTTCCATGGGATATGGGAGAAGAGACAATGATCGAAGCACTCGCAACATTCCTGACCTGTGTCGGCCTAGCGTGGCTCGCTGTCCTGTCGTTTTTCGAGTGGGCAAAAACACCGCGCATCGTCTACCTCAAGCCGGTCAGGAGCCGCCGCCAGAAGCTGTTCAGCTACGTCGTCTGCCCACTGTGGACGACAGCGGTGATCGTCGGTGCCGTGGTGTTCCTATGACCAACGAGTTCTCAGTCTACTGGTGGGACCGCGACGGCGGCCAGCATGAGGAGCTGCGCTTCGTCGACGGCGAACGTGCCGTCAGCGCCTGCCACCGCCTCACCCACGGGCCTGCGTCCGTATTCGGTTTCGTCGAGCGCGTCATCATCACCGACGGCGGCGACTGCTGCTGCTTTGAGTGGAAGAAGGAAATCGGCGTGACATGGCCGACGCCAAACAAGGAGGAAATGCAATGAGCTGGAAGCCGCAAGTTCTCGTCCAAGGCGAGTGGTGCAGCAACGCGCTGCGCTTCGCCACCAAGGATGAGGCGGAAGCCAACGCGCGCGACCTGATGCGCCGCTGGGTGCTGGTACGGGACAGCCGCGCCCACCAGAGCGACGATCCGGTCAACTACGTCTGGGACGCGAATGGCCTCACTGAGGTGAAGCCGGAGAAGGTGCCGTGATCATCCGCCCCATGGACCGGGAGCCGTGGATCGCCGTGCTGGAGATCGCCGCCGACGCGATCTACCGGCAGGACGGCGGCATGTCGGCGAACGAGGACGGCTGGCGCAACGACGAGCTGCGCGAGGCGTGGGTCGCGGTGCGTAAGGAAATCAGCAGGCTGGAGCAGGCGTGGCTGGAGAACGCGCCGTGAAGCAGATCATGCTGACCAATCGCGGCTGGTGGTACTGCAAGATCACCTCGACCGGTCTGGTCGGATGGTACGGCCCATACCGCTACCGGTGGATTGCGGTGCTGGGGAGCTGGCTGTGCCGACGCTGAGGCCGGACTACATCGTCATCGTCGCCGGTCGGCTGCGCGGCTACATCTTCTGGTCGGGCAACCGGCTCGCCATCGTCAACGTCGAGGGCAACGTCAGGCGGCTGCACCGCGACATCAGTCTGGAGAAGGCCAAGGCCAAGGTCGCGCAGTGGGAAAACTGCCACCCCGATCACGTCAGGCTGCAGCGCGTCGAGCCGACAGTCAGCAGGGGAAACGAGGTCTAGGTGAACCGCCGTCAGTCCGACGCGCCAACAGGAGGATACGCATGAGTGACATGGCAAGAGCAAGAGTTCTGATGGCCCGATCACGCACCAAGATGCTGCAGGCAGTAGAGCTGATCACTGAGGCAACCATTCTCAGCAGGCAGGCGGAGGCCCTAACCGTTAGGGCCTCGCCGGTTCGCCGCGCCCCAGCGGAGTGGGGGTTCATCAGCTCCGATCAGCGAGATAAGGTTCTCGACCTCGCGGAAACCAACATGACCATGCATGAGATCGCCGAACAGGTCGGCCTCCGCAACGGTGGCCGCGTCTCCGAAATCCTCAGAGGAAAACGCTGACCGGATACTCGCCCAACTTAAGTCTCGGCGCTTCACCGATCAGGCCCAGCAGCACGAAGATCACGATCAGCACCGCAACCACCATGATGATGATTTTGGCGACCTTGTTGAACGGCTCCGGCACCGGAACGTAGTCGATCAGCCACAGCAGCAGCCAGACGATCAGGCCGACGACAAGCAGATAGATGACGAGGTGTACGAGAGTGCCGATCATGGTCGCCTCCGTTATTCCGCAGTCTCCGTCCAAACCACATTGAGGTTGAGCTGTGATGCTGGCGCTACGCCGCCGAAACTAAGACAGATCGCCTGAGTGGCATTGCGGATTTCAGGCTGCGATGTGTAGGGATTGTTCGCCTGCGCCGCGATCATCGCCAGCGAGCCGTCCGGCGAGCTGAGTGTGGTGCCAATATCCCAGCGCAACCGGCGGAACACCGCGCCCTTCGGTGGCGCGTCGGTGTTGCCCAGCGTGGTCGGCGAGACGGTCCAGATTTTCAGCTTCGCCAGCGCCGCAGGGTGCGTCGGACTGCCGGACGTCGGCACCGCCTCGTTGCTGGTGCCGCCGACGTTCAGCGAGCTGCGCCGCAGCGTCGTGACGTTGATCGTCGCCGCCGTCAGCGCGGTGCCTGACAGGAACGCGCCGTTAAGTTTGACCACCCGGCCAGCTGCACCCTCGATGCAGGCCACGTCGGTGGCGTTCGCTGGCACCGACCAGTCAATGCCGGACGCGTAGTAGGTCGGCACCCCGATAGCCGGGAACGGCTGCGCCAGCGCCGACGTCGTTGCCAGCAAGGTCAGCAAGGTCAGAAAGGTCTTGATCATCGCTTCATCCCCAGTTGCGGTGGCACCATCGGCATCGCTCCACCGGGTGCCGGGCCAGCGCCCATGCCGGGAGGCGGAGCGCCAGCACCAGCACCCATGCCGGGCATCACTTGCGACAGCGCCGCCTGTATCTGTTCAGGTGTCGCAGGAACGCCCGTCATCTCCTCGATCTGCTGCGCGATCATCTGGATCATCTGCATGATCTGGTCGCCGCCTTGGCCCGGTGCCTGCGGCGGTGCCGGTGCCGCGATCCCCGGCCCAGCCGGAGCGGCAATCGGGCCGCGCCCCTGCATGGTCGCCATCGGCATCTTGCCGGGCGCTGCGATGTTCTGCATCGAACGCGCCATCGTCGAGAAATCTTGCATGGGACGCCCCTTGGTTACTGTGACTGTACACCCTGCGGCTGGTATGCCCCAGCGGCAAAACTGCCAGCGCCGGGAATGCCCAGCGCCCACAGCGCGTGTTCCTTGCCCAGCAGCACGTCGTCGCGCATCTTGGCGGGATCGAGGCCCAGCTTCTTGGCTCGCTCCCAAACCATCTGTGACAGCAGCTCCAGCTTCGGAGCGCCGATAGCCGTGTCAACGCCGGTCTGCGGCGCGTAGACGCCCCACTGGAAACCTTGCGCCGGGACCGCCTCGATGCCCATCGGCTTGGCGACACTCTCGCGATACCACGGTCCCAGCTGACCGTACTCCGGGGCCTTC